AAGTTCTGACCGAAGCTCTTGATTACGCCCTGAAGGATGCTTACTACACTGCTGAACTCTTTCAGGCGCTGTGGCCAAAGTACCTGGATAGCACTCCTTCGATGGTTGCTCTCTGCGGTCACTATCATCTGAACGGTTCGATCATTCCGCTCGTAGATAACTGGTCCGAGTGGATTGAGGATGTTGAGCGTGTTTACAAAGAATACAACGACGAAATGACGCAGATCTGTAAAGATCTGGTGTGGAAAACTTACGAAGACTGGCGCGTTCTCTACCTTAACGATCCCATCAAGGCTCAGCAGTGGGTGCGCAAAGATCCGTGGGTTTCACAACTCGACTGGAAGGTCAAGTCTGCGAAAGGCAAGTATGCTCACATTCCAAACTGGGTTCGCCCTTTCATCAAGGACGAGAATCAGCATATCGGCGTGAAATCCAACCTGGCTCACCTGATGCTGAAGCTCAAGTACGAAGGAAGCCCGATGATCTTCACCAAGAATGACGGGTGGTGCTACCATGACGAAGACGGTAATCTAACGAAGATCCCACACCCGAAAGGCAATGGCGACAATGTTGGCGGGGTGTTGAGTAAAGATTTCGTCGAAGATATGGCTGTTGGTCGCCTCAGCAGCGATCTCCCCGAGGCGAAACGCGCACTCGAGATTGCCAACTCCGTGTCCTACTGGACTTCCGTGCGAAAGCGTGTGATGGACCGCATCTTCTTGCGTGCCAACAATCCTTACGGCGAGGACTCTTTGGTCACTCTGCCGGAGATTCTTTGCCACGGCACAGTTACTCGCAGAACCGTGGAATCGTTGATGGTTACGATGTGCTCCACCAAAAACTGGCGCATCGGCACTGAACTCAAAACGCGAGTCAAAGCTCCAGATGGTTGGAAGATTGTTGGTGCAGACTTTGACGGTCAAGAAATGCAGATCGCCTCGATCTACAGCGACAAGTGGGAAGGCGGCCACGTCGGTTGTTCACCCTTTGGCTACAACGTCCTGAGTGGCTCGAAAGAGGCAGGCACGGACCCGCACTCCGCACTTGCAAAACTCTGCGGCATTGACCGAGACACGGCCAAGATCGTCGGTTTCGCTATCCTGTACGGAGCTGGTGTTCGTGCAGTGCAGACATACATCCGTCGCAAATACCCGGAGAAATCCCCTGAAGAAGTAAAAAACATTGCGTTCAAGCTCTTACAGAGCAAGAAAGGAGCGCAACGAGATGGTCTATATGAAGGCGGCTTAGACAGCGGCTGCTTTAACTTTATGGAAGAGATCGCAATGCGAACTCGTGTGCCCCAGCTCCCTTGCCTGGGTACCAAGATCTCGACTGCGATGCGTCCGGCTGCCGTGGGCGACGACTTCAAAACCGGGCGAGTGAACTGGACAATTCAATCCTCCGGCGCTGAAATTCTGTCGATCTTCCTTACCTCCATCCACTGGCTCACCGAAGAATACAAGATTCCGGCACGGTTTATCCTTAGTATTCATGACGAGATCTGGTTTATGACGCCAGACCGTTATGCAGAGCAGTTTGCTGTTCTGTTTCAAATCGCTCACATGTACACCTGGTCCCTGTTTCATTCTGCGGTTGGCATCCCTGAACTGCCGTTGTCACGAGCTTACTTTTCCAGTGTTGCAATCGACAACCGGATTCGTAAGTCGCCTAAGGAAAAGACTGTCACTCCTTCCAACCCTGGCGGCGACAAAGAGCCATCTGGCTTGGAGTACTCGATGAAAGAGCTGAGTGAGATTGGGGCCATCGATAAACTGACAACTCGTTTCAACGCAATCAAGAAAGGTCTCATCAAATGAAAAAGTCACGCAAGTCACGTGTCGCATCAGCTTCACTGGAAACCATGGTTGGTATTGCCGGAGTTTACTATCTGGTCACCCCCTATGATAAAAAAGGACGAGAAATTCCCTCCTCGGTCCATTGCGCTTACAACTCCGAGTACTTTTCTCCTCAACAAGCATTCACGATCTCTCGCGCCCTATGACGCCGTTCCCCCTTCCAATTGACCCTTACTTTCGAAAAGAGATAGTCTTCATGTGGATATGCGATATCGAGGATCGACTAAAGCTGGAAGATCTTGAAGGCGCAAAACAGAGTTGGAAAACTGCTCAGGAAATTTACTTGTCTCTGCCGCCTGGCGAAGGTTCCGAGTCGATTGAAAAGCAGCTTGTTGACGCGAGGGTAAAACTTGACAGATTCACTTAGCAATTACTATGCGAACCATTTCAACAGATGCTGGACAACCAACTCCGGCAGCGGACAAAAAACAAAAGCAGCTCGAAACATTCTCCACTAAGATTTCAGACGGTCGAGAGATTCAAATCCGCGAAATGACTGGCCGCGATCTCCTGTATATGGAGAAAGAACTTGGCAAAGCCGGTGACGTTGAGCGAGGTATGAAGATCATCGAGCGCCTGATTGTAGGCTCCGACAAGATCACTTACGACGAAATTCTTGACCTCGGCGTGAGAGACTTCAAGAAACTCAGCGACCTCGTTGCCAAGGCAAGCGGATCCGATGAGGAAGACACCGACCCAAACTAATCGTTGAAGACCTTGAAGATTTCACGTATCTGCTAAGTTTCGGTAAGGGTGTTTCCCTTCACGTTCGAGAGCTTTGCCCGAAAGACTTTTATTTTGCGCAACTCCTGCGAAACAAAGAAACCGGGATGGTCCCTTTGATCTCCCGGCTCATTCAGAATCACGACGACTTAGCGTATTTCACCCTTCCTCAAACGGAAAAAGTCTTCAAGTGGATTGGGGAAGAGATTATCAACGAAAAAGTCTTAACGGTCGAAAACTGGCTTGAGGTTTCTTTCCACTTGTGCAAACAACGTTGGGATAGCACTGTAGACTGGTTAGAGAAACAACCGATGAGCAAAATTCTTGCAATGATCAACATTGTTGAAGATTTTGCGGAAAAGCAAGAGCAAGCGATCAAAAAGAACGCGAGGAAGAGATGATCAGTTTTCAAGTTAAGAAGGGCGGTTTCCTTCAGTTTAACCTAGACTGGTGGAAACCTACACAGAAAGAGTGGGCGCCCATTCTCTTGAAAGATCATGCCGTTCCTTGGCGCCAGGAATCTGATCCCACTACGGGAAGACCTTGGGCTTCCCTCACACCAAAGTACGCGATTGCGAAACTTCGCAAATACCCTGGTCAACCGATTCTACGGGCAACAGGGTTCATGCAAAACGAAGCCCAGATTTTACCGAAAGGAGAAGGCTTCGAGGTGAAGGCCGCCCCGTATGGCGTATATCACCAGTTCGGAACTTCAAAGATGGCTGCGAGGCCGTGGATGGGCGTTCCGGACAAGTCTCTCAAGCAGATTGTTCCGATCGCTTGGAAAAACATTCTCACACAAAAACGTTAATCATGGCTAGAAAAAGAGCTCACAACGAAGACGGAACTTTCACCGCCGACGACACTTCGACCCCGCAAGTCAACGAGGCTTACGTGCAAGCTGAAGAGGTGAAAGTAGAGGCACAACCGGAACCCGCAGAGATTGAAGTTCAAATGTTGACTGAAGATCCAGTTCCAGCCGCGCCTGCTGTAGAAAAAGAGCAGATTGAGACTGACGTTCGCACGAAACTGCAGAGTCGCACTCAAGAAGAAGATATTTTCGTTCCAACCAGCCCCGCCGTTCTTGAAGCTGCTGCTAAGAAAGTGGCCGAAGAAGAAGGCTTTGAACTGAATCGTGGAACATCGATTGGCGCTCGTCTTTTGGCTCGCTCTCGTAAGATGGTCTGAAAATGATTACTCTGCCCTTCCAGCCCCAGTTCACCTGGAGGAAACTCGGGTACCAGTACTACACCAATTCTCTTGAGTACCGTGCGGTGCTTGAGTTGAATCCTCAGTGGGACGTTACTGAACTTCCCCCGATTGGTGCTCAACTCCTTCTACCCAACCCTGAGAGTTCTTCCGGAAGTTTGCAACAAGCTTCTTTTGTGTCCGGGAACGTTGAAGGGGCACAGGCAGACGAGATCTTTCCGTTTGACTCAGAGTCTGAGTATGTTTCGTCGTTGAACAAATATACTCTGCAAGGCGTTGTCTTGCGAGAGTCTCTCAACGGGTATTCGTTTGATAGCCTGCCTGCGATTACAGGTGTTCAGTAGGGTAAAAGTTAGTACACATTTGTGTCCCAACAGTAGCTCTACGGAGACCACGTAGGAGTCATCCTTGCCTGCACTACTGAAGGGAAAGAAGGAACACCCTCTTAAAAACATGGCCACATTTTCTCTTGGCGGTGGAACAACCCCCGGAGCTCCTGGTGTATACATCAATGAGCGTGCCGGTGTTGTCGCAAACGCTGACGTTGCTAATTTTAGCACTGTTTACATGCTGGTGGAAACCGAAGAAACAGTGCCGGTTACAGTTTTCCCTTATAACACACCTACTCCGATCACTTCGCTGAACGACTATTTCGCCCTCGTTGGTGGAAGCGTTCCTGAGGCCCGGATTCCCTTGCTGAGCTACAACTGCGTTAACGAGTTTTTCCAGAATGCTCAGGTTGGTGATCTGCGTGTTGTTCGCGTTGGCACTCCTGATCAGATCGTAGAGATTGAGATTCTTCCTAACGGAACCAAGCAGAGCAACGCAGGTCTTCCCTCGAACTTCGAGGCTGGAGACGTTGTTTACGCACAACTTGTAATCAACGGAAATCGCCTCGTAGCAGGCGATGGATCTACAGGTTACACCAACGACGGAGAGTGGCTGGGTGTTCCGGTTACAATTCCCGTAGACTACATCCCTGGCGACGAAGTTAACAACCGCAGAATTTCTTCGGCTATCGCAATTGCGATTGCAGAGGCGATTGAGAGCAACCCGAGTGTTCGTAGCTCCGTCTACGTTCGTGATTTCGGTCTGGTAACTTCGATCAATCCTCTCTCAAACTCTGAGAATGCTTTCGTAAGCATTGCTGCCGCTACGTTTGACGCTAACGTGAGCGTTGTTCCGCTGGTTCTGCCAGTCGGTGCTCAGTACGTCATGATGCAGAATGTTTATGACATTCAGAACATCGTTGGCCAACAGCAGAACCTGGAGCGAGTTCCCCAGGATTACATTCAGTGCATCGCGACCGCTTTCGACGGTCAGCAAGACCAAGGCTATCTGATCACTCCAACTGCGTACGCTCAGTTTGATGCTGATGGCCGTGCTGCTGTCGGAGCTGCTGCTGCCGATCATTGCGCCAACAACAACTACAAGTGGATGGCTCTTGCTGATCCCGGTCCTTTCCTTGTGACCGACATCAACAAGTACAGCGCCTACACACCTCACGAGCCTGCTGCTGACCTGGTCACCGGAAACAAGTACCTGGTAGACAATGCCATGTACGAATGGGTTGGCACCGATGTCACTTACGACAAGCTCACCTACCAAGCTCTGATTGCTTCCCCCACGGCAGAAACCGCTATCTCTCAGTCTCGGAGTGCAACTCCTGTGGCCGCTGGTGAGAAAGTTGGCCTGCTGGATTCAGCCACATTCGAGGTTGATTCAACCGTTGACGACACAATGCTCGTTCTGTCAACTCAGAACTACTGGCCTGTGTCTTATCAGATTCAGGAAGTTACCTTCAGTAACGCCACTGGTGACATTCTGAGCACGATTGGGGAAGATGGAACGATCTTTGTAATTGCTCCCCCGTATGATCTGGGGGCAACCGGTGATTACTCGTTTAACAACGTGTTCTTCGCCTACGACGCACCTAACGCTGTGTCCGTTCTGGATGAAGTCATTGCTGCTGGTGGTTCAATCAACCTGACGACCCCTGCCAATGCGATCAACTTTGGCGGAGCCACTGGAACCTGCGACTTCACATACGTTGTTCCTTTCTACAGCCTGCCTCAGACAATTAACGGTCAGACTTCAAACCTTCTGCAGAACATTACTGGGGCCGCTCAGTATGTCAACACACTGCACCTTCCTGCTAGCCTTCAGGATGCTACCGCTAACTACCGTCTGAACTTCGTATCTCGTACAATCCTGAACCCCGACACTTCCGTGGCTGGTTCTACAGGAGCTTATACTGGCACGGCTCGGGTTACTTGTGTCGCTCACGGCTTGACGAGTGGTCAGAAACTGTACTTCACTCAGCCGGTGAAGACCAACGCCGGAGTAAACCTCTTCCGTGCAACGACTAAAGTTTCTGAGGCGCTTTACTACGTTCAGGTGATCGACGCAGACACCTTCTGCCTGGCTGAGAGCTTAACCTCTTACACGGCTTCTTCTTTCGTAACGATTCCGAGCGGAACAACCTCCTTTGTCTCCAGCCCCACAATCTTCTACACGAAGGTTCTTGGTGGTGAGGCAACTTCGGCCACTTTGGCTGAACTGTCGGTTATCCCGTTTGTTCGTGCTCGGAAGTACGGTCTGAATAGCGGCCTGATCGCTTCAGAAGCAGCTGTTGCAACTGCAGCTCCTGCTCCTGCCGCAACCAACCCTGAAGTCTCGATCTTCTTCAACAACAGCTTGACCGCTCTGGGTGTTGGTTTGATTTCACCTTTCGGTGAGAATTCTACCGCAGGTTGGCTGCCTGAGCTTACTCTTTCAGCCCCCGGTTCTCCTTCCACAACTCTCGAGAACTGGTACTGCACCCCAACCGTTGACCAGAACTTTGCTTCACAGGCATTCCTGGTTCCTTCCATCGACCCGATTGAAGGCGGTGACTACGAGGCAGATACCACTGCTGCTGCGGGTGTTCTTGACACTGCCACCTTGTATGTCACTTCTACCGGTCTCTCAGCAACCGACTCCGGTACCGATATTCAAGCTGTTGTAGATAAACTCGTAGGGGTTTACTTCAACGTTACTGTGGCTCCTACTGGCGCCGTTGGCCCTGATGGAGTAACTGAGGTTGCAGTTGGTGATCGGATCGCCGTGACTTACAACGGAACCGCTTACGACTGGGTGGTTATCCCTGCTGGTGGCGACTTGAGTGTTGTTGGTCAACCTTGCTACGGCTCACAAGTTGGTCTGAACTTCACCCCTGAGGCAACTCCTCCGAGTGCTCTCTGGCGCTTTGACCCAATCACCTCCACCGAAATCATCAGCGATGCGATCCGTGGCGTTGGGTTCAATGGTGTTCCCCAGGCTGAGTTCATTGAGGCTGGCGTTGACAATGTCAACCGTCTGTACAACGATAGCCAAAGGTACTTCCAACCTTTCGGTTTCATTGCTTACTACGGTCCTTACATCGAGAACGCTTCGGGTCAGTGGATTCCTCCTTCACCTTACGTGACCGGAATTGCTCTGCGTCGTTACCGCGCTGAAGGATATCAGTTCCCGCCTGCTGGTGTCAAGTATCAACTTGCCGACGCAGTGGCAGCTCAGATTCCGATCAACTCGGCTCAGCAAAACCTTCTCAACCCTGACGGTTGCAACGCAATCCGTACCCTGCCTGGTTACCCAACCAGCGCGGTGTTTGTCTGGGGCGGAAGAACTCGCGTTAACACTGCTGACGCTCAACAGCGTCTGTACCAGTTCGTAAACACTCGCGTCATTCTGAACGTTGTTTACGGTTCGCTGAGAAATGCCTTCGATAGCCAGATCTTCAACGTTATCGATGGATTCGGTGTGGCGTTCAACCAGATCATTTCGGTTGGTAATAGCGTTCTGAACCAGCTGTACTCTCGTGGTGCTCTGTTCGGCGCTCGCCCAAGCGACGCTTTCCAAGTTATCTGTGATGCTCGAATCAACCCTCCTGCCTCACTCGAGAACGGAATCATTAACGCCAAGGTGTTTGTGACTCCTGTCCCGACTCTGGAAAGAATTCAGATCGATCTGATCCGCGTTGCCGTTGGTCAAATGCAGAACGAGCTGAACGCTCAAGGACTGGGAACTAACAACACCGGTTTCTAAACTAAATGAGAGTCATAATGAACAAGGAATTAACGTTACTGATTCCTGACTCTCTTCTACTACAGCTTGAACTAAGGGCCAGAGAGCAAGGGGTTTCAGTTGAAACCCTTTGCCTCTCCCTTCTTTCCGGCGTAAAACAAGAAGAGGATCTGGTTGATCCTTCCTACTATCGATCCTTGAGCCACACCGGAATGCGGCAAGAGGTGAACAAAGTCATTGAGAGTTCCCTTCCGTCCGAAGAAATTCGCAGAAGGTTGAACAACCTGGAATTTGAAATTTCCCGTAGATACCGATGAGCGTAACCGAGCCTTTAGCAGCGAGTATTCGAGGATTGGCTTACCCTTTGACTATCGTCAACGGGAATTTAGCGACAAGTGTAGACTACGCTTTGATAACGCAGCAAATTCGGAGCGTAGTCGAAACCCGTTACTACGATCGGGTTATGAGAGCAAACTACGGGATAGCAGATCAGGTTCTGAACGTCCTGGATCCGGGTCAAATCAACTCTGAACTGCAGGCATCAATTTCTGCAAACGTTTCAGGGTTATCTGACCTGAGCGTAACAGGGGACTGGAAATCACAGGGCGATGACGGGGTGTACCACGTTTTCATCCAGTACGCCGTAAACGGAGTTCCCCAGCCACCGATGCAGTTTACTCTGGCAAACTGATGTACTCTCTACAAGAAAAAGACATCTATCGACTAATCTCAGCTTGTCGGTACTACATGAGCCAAACATCAAGCGAGAAGATCTACGACGAATACTCGAGAATCCTGGCTAAACTTGAAAATTATATCTCGCAAAACTTCCCCGAGCTGCCTCGAGGGTAAAACTTGACATAAGGACTAGAACTACCAGAGGATTGGATGGCTCAGAGATTTAAGACAGCCCCAGTGCCATCGGGAGAGGTAGCTCGTTATACTTCTGACCCCTATAATCTATCTTCGATCTACATGTTCGGGTCTAGCAGCCCGTTCACTGGTCAAGGTAATACGATTGTCAGGCCTAACGATGATCTCCTCATTCAAAAAGGCGGGAACCGTGCGCTAGTTGTATACCAGCGCCTTCTTTACGACGAGCAAGTTCAGGGCTGTTTTGCCAAACTTGTTCAAGAAATTACCTCCCGTCCATGGTACGTTGAGCAATATAGTGACAAACCCGGCGACGTAGCTGTAAGAGATTTCGTAAGCGAAGTGCTTGAAGAAATTCCTCTTGACGACATTTACAAGGGACTTGCGGAAGCAATCATCACAGGGTTCTCCGTCGGAGAAGTGATGTGGAAGAAAACGAAAAGAGGCGTTATTCCGTTTGATGTACGGATGCGTGATCAACGTCGTTTTGTTTTCCAGGAAAAGGAAGATGCCCAAACGGGTTTCACAATGCGCTGCCTGACATTTAACCGAATGTTCGAAGGTGTTGAGCTTCCGACGCGCAAATTCATTGTCAATCGGTACTGGGTTTCTCACAATGGCGACCCTTACGGTTCATCCTTAGGCCGAATCTTGTACCCGCTCGTCAAGTTCCGTCGCAGGGCGATTGAGTCCTACGTGCTTTACGGCGACCGCTACGCCACGCCGACAGCCGTTGCGAAAGCCCCTTTGAGCGCAAGTACGAAAGAAATCGACACGTTGTACGACCATCTTTCCAACTTGAGCCAGGAGACGGCAATGATCCTCCCGGAGGGTTACGAGTTAGAGTTCGTAACGCCGTCCGGAAGCCCCGATGTGTTCAAAAACCTGATTGACTACATCGACAAAGAAATCAGCGTGTTGATTTGCGGAGAGAACGAAGCGGGGCAAGCTGAGGCTGGTTCCCGTGCTTCCTCCCAGGTTGCGAATGTTGTCCGAGTCGTGAAGGCGTCAGAACTTTCTGAGATCATTTCACAAAATCTTACGCAAACTCTCATTCGGTGGATCGTTGACCTGAACTTCGGAACTGACGTCGCTGCTCCCGTTCTTACTCGGGAGTTCCGAATCGAGGAATCAACTCTTACGATGCCGGACGTTTCTCTGCTTATTCAATCTGGTTTCACGCCGAAGAAAGAATGGCTGGAGAGACACTTCCGTGTTGAGTTGGAAGAGAAGAAAGAAAGTGGTGGCCCTGCTGACACCGCTTCGGCAACGACTTACAACCCTGAAGAAGATCAGGACCTGTTCGGTTCAATTTTCGGGGATCAAAGTGGAACTGCGACCGAAGAAACTCCCCTCCCCGGGGAGGAGTCAGCAGACCAGCAGGAAACCTTGATTGCTGAGCAAGAAGGGTAAAAAATGTTATCAGATCCCTTATAGACTGTGTTCACTAAAAGAATTCACGTATTTCGTGCGGGTGATCAGACCTCTGCCCAAGGAATCAAGCGGACATTCTCTCCAGAAGATCTTCAGCAAGTTGTCGACACATATGACCCTTCGGTCCATGAAGCTCCCATAGTTCTTGGCCACCAGGGTGATAACGACAGTTTGCCTTCTTTTGGGTGGATCCAAGGATTTTCAAGAGAGGGACAAAATCTTTACGCAGATGTCTCTTTTACGGACACCGCTAAAGATTTGGTCAAGAACGGTCACTACCGAAAAGTATCAATTTCCTTCTACTCCCCTGATAGCCAAATCAACCCGCACGGGGGAAAGTGGAGCGCAAGGCACCTGGCCTTGCTGGGGGCATCTCCCCCGGCTGTTAAAGGACTCGAACCTTTCTCATTTAATGAGGCAGAGGGGTGCTTTGACTTCGCAGTGACTTTGTCCCCGGACCAAATCTTTGATGACGAACTCGGTCCTACCCTGATCGTTGAAAAGAGCCCTCTCGAGGTTCTTCGCGAAAAACTTGAGGAAGTTCGACAAGATGTTTCATCCGCTGTCAAAGATCTTCAAGAGTCTGGCGATACTCAGAAGGAAACTGGCGTGGATGAAGCGGCTGGTGCACAAGCTCCGGCCGAAATAACCAGCCCCGAGGAAAACCAACAATTTACGGAGGGCGCCAAAACCAACGAAATCACTCAGCAGACGGCTGAACTTGAAGACCAATTCCCAGAGGAACAATTTATGGAAGACGGAAAAATCAGCCGTAAGCACGCCAAAGGTGCCCACGGCCAAGTAATGCAGGTTGTAGAAAACGTCTACGACGAGCAACACAAAGAGCTGCCCCCTGCTCTTAAAAAGAAAGCCGAAGAAATGAAGGCCAAAGCCAAGGCTAACCCTGGCGAAAAGGTTGAAATGGAAGAAGGCGACGAAATGGACTATGATGAGTCCGGTCGTTATGAAACAGCCCGTTCATCTGACAACGGTTACGCCGACCGGATGAGAACAGGCAAGGAAGGCAAAGGCGGTGTTGGCGACGACCGCATGAAAACTTCTAAGAGCAGTGAGCAGGAAGCCGATCGCGTTAGCGTTGCCAAGAACTCTGAGCAGGATTCCGATCGCAAAAGGACTGCCAAAGATGGCTCAGATAACGCAACTGGTGAATCCCGTTGGGCCGGTCAAGCCGATGCTGAAGATCGCACCATGAACGGCGATCAGTACGACACCGACGCTGACAGCTACCCTGAACCGAATCAGCCTAAAACTGCTTCCGGTTCTAACCCTGCTGGCCGCGAAGATGCTAACACCAAGATTCCTACCGAAACCGAAGAATCGCCTGACAACGAAGTGTTCGCAGTCAGCACCATCAACGTTATGTCTGATGGAAGCATGCGCGTAATGCGTCAAAAGAGCAGCGATGGTCGTCAAGCCACCAAGGGCGGCAAGATTGACCACGCCGAGCCTGAAGCAGACGAGGTAACTTCCGAGCTGGGCGTAACTGCGATGGGCGAAGTTGACGATCTGACCCAAGGCAAAGCCAAACTCAAGAAAGGTCAACTGGAGCCTGGTCACTTTGAAGGTGGTGTTGCCGAAATCACCGGTCCTGACGGTGTGTTCGCAGAGGGTTACAAAGGAGAGAAGAAATCTTCCAAGAAGCAACTCACTCCTGGTGCAATGGATGAGATTGACGAAGCTGCTCAAGTTGTTAGTCCCGAAGGCGCTTTCGCTGAGGACAATCTGAGTGGTGATTTTGAAGGTGGCCCTAATCAAACCGCCAAGCGTTCCGGAGGCGTTTTCGCTGAAGAGCACGGTGAGAAGAAGAGTCCTTACACCAAGACTGGATTCGGTTCCACTTACGAGGAAGACGGCGATGACGACGCCGACGAAGAGGACTACAACGAACTTTCCGCTGACCATTGTGGAATGGATTACGGCATGGGTTCAATGGCCCAAGCCAAGCCGGACGGTTTCCCCGCCGCCATCTTCGAGGAGCTCAACCGCCTGAAGAAAGAGCACTCCGAACTGCAGCGTCGCTTCGCTGAAGAGAAGATGAATGCCCGCAAGGCCAAGATCGCTTCTTTCGTTGAGTCACTCTACGAAGATGGTCGCCTGACCGATGGCATCATGCCTCAGTCCGAGCTGCAAAGCTACTGCGAAGGGCTTGACTTCGGAACTCTTGAGTTCTCCGAAGGTGAAACTGCCGCTACGAAGCTGCTTGGCCTGCTGAGCAAGCTTCCTCCGATGGTTTACTACGATGAGGTCGCCGGTGGAACTTTCCAGTTCGCTGAGGAAGATCTTGACCCTCACGCAAAAGCTCTGAAACTGGTTGAATCCGAAGGAATCGACTACGTTGAAGCTATCAAGCGCACAATGTACAACTGAGGTTTGAAATGGATCTCCTCTCTCTGATTGGCATGGCCACGAAACGGAGGGGAGATTATTTCACCCAGGCCGAGGCTCTACGAAAGAAAGTGAACTCTCAAGCTGAGCTTGAAGAGCGCATGACGGAGGAGTCGAAAGTTTTGGTGAAAGGTCTTCGAGATAAGCAAATGAGATGGGAGGAGTACGAAAGGTCTCTTCTTGACAAAACTCTCATCTCTGCGCTTGCCGCTGTCAACCTCGGCGCCGAAGATATCAACCCTCGCGGTAAAATGGAGCGGGCGTGGGCAACCATCGTTGGCGAAATGTTACCGCCTTTGCATGAATTTTTGGTTGAAACAAAAGACGCACTCGACAACGGAGGTATTCTGTTGGGCGACAAAACACAAGATTTTAGTGAAGTTAAGAGTTGGCCTGGGTTGTTAGTTCGCGTTATTCGCTACTTGGCAAACCCTTCCTACTCTTTCTTCAACCTTGGTCAATACTATGTTCGACAAGATCAGGGATACCGGGAGATGAGACGAGTTCCGAAACTCGACTCAAGAACTTGTCCCGATTGTGTAATGTTTGGTCGACTTGGTTGGCAACCTCTGGGCACCCTCCCCATGCCAGGTAAAGAATGTCAGTGCTACGACCGCTGCCGGTGTAGTATTGAATACCGATAAGGGTAAAACCATTCAGTTTAACTGGGTGTAAAAACAAGTCCCAGAGTAAACAAATTGAAGTCCTCATACTTTGGAGAATTCCATGGCTACAAACGCAGGTCCCGTATACGGCCGTCAGTACATCCGTTACGCAGAAACTTTCGAAGCTCCTGCTGACAACGAAGCCGGCGATCCCGGTGTAGTGGAAATCGGCGAATTCCGCGCCGTTTCTTATGCTACCTGGGCTGGCCCCAACTTCGCTGCTGCCCCCGATGCTTTCACTACCCCCGGTAGCGTAGTCACCATCGTTGGTATCAACCAGGCTTACATGCCTACCGCTCTGGCTCAACCTTACACCGCTCGTCAGCTGACCGTTGCTACCTCCGGTCTTCTGCTGGTTGAAGTTGCTCCAGCTGCTGTTCTGACCGATCTGACTCTGAACACTCAGCTCGAAATCAACTCCCTCGGCCAAGCCGTTGGCGTTGGCGACGGCACCCCCGTCACCCTGGACGGTACCACTCCTCTGATTCGCGAGCAAATCGGAATCGGCGGTCGTAAGTTCGCCCTTGTCAGCTTCGCCTGATAATTAACTTCAGTTGGGCATCCTTCGGGTGTAAGTCCCAACTGTGGTTTTCAACCATTTGAAGTCGTTTAACTATCTCGGAGCCTCCCTCCCATGATGAACCTCCAGCAAACCTATGCTGGCGTAGATCCAATTTTGACTACGCTCGCACAAGGTTTCATGCTTCCGGCGACTAATATCGCCAACTTTATTGCCCCCGTTGTTGACACCCCGACTCGTGCTGGCCGCATTCTGCGCTTCGGCAAAGAGCAATTCGCCATCAACGACTTCCGTCGTGCTTACGGAACCAACATTCCGTTCGTTCAAAGCCGTTACGATGCCGAGCCTTATGCGCTTGAGCAAGAAGTCGTGGCTTGGGAACTGCCCGAAGAAGTCATCGAGAACGCTGGTGAAGGTCCTGCTCAGGTTGACCTGCGTGCGATCGAAACTCGCAACGCCATGTCTCGCCTGATGAATGCTTACGAGTACACTGTAAGCCAGGCCGTGACCGTAACCGCTGGTTACAACCCTTACGAGCCTACCGCTGGTGCTGGTACTCAGACCGGTCTTGGTTTCACCACCTGGGCTAACTTCCAGACCGCCTACGGTTCTGCCGCTGGTCCTTCGGCTTGGTCTTCACTGACTTCCAACCCGATCGAGGACATCCTGACCCTGAAGCGTTCGGTTGCCAACCAAATCGGTATCCGTCCGAACTCGATGGTTCTGGGAACTGCCGTGTTTGATCAACTGCTGACCAACCAGGCTATCCTTGAGCGCATCAAGTACACCACTGCCGATTCAATCGACACAGACCTGCTTGCTCGTTACTTCGGTCTTGAGCGTGGTCTGCGCGTTGCTGAGGGCCGTTATCTTGCCACCGATGGCACCCTGCAGCCTGTGTTCCCTTCAAACGGAATCCTGCTGTTCTACAGCCCCAATGGTCCTTCAGACAGCGTAATGCCTGCTGGTGGCGCTAATGCTGCTACCCCTGCTTTCGCTTACACCTATCAACTGACTGGCACCCCTGCTGTTCGCCCCGAGTACTACATTCGTGAGCGTCGCGTGGTTCGTGCTGAAATCACTGTTGAGCGTGTTGTTAACCTGGTGGGTCTTGGTGCCACTGGTCTTATCGGTTCTGGCGCGATGATCTCCAACATTCTTGGTTGATCCAAGAAATACATAAGGAGGTGTCATCATGGCTATTTTAAGACCGATTACCAAGTCTCAGTACGAAGTTTCATTCACAGCTCTTGGTGGACCCACTTTCACAGCGGTGTTCACTAAGTTCAGCGGTGTCAAGGATTCAGCCGAAGACAGCAAGTACGCTAACGGTTCTGGAAACAGACTGTACCACGTCATTGGACCGAGAACCGCAGACGACGTAACGTTAGAGGCCCCGTACGACCCTACCATCTTCAAACAACTCGAGCAATTCTGGCTTTCGTACAACTGTGAGGAAATCACGGTTACCGTGACCCCTAAAGATTGCGTCGGCGCTGGTTCTGCTCCCGCAGGCGGCCAATACGTGCTTTACGGTTGCCAATACAAGTCAGTCACAACCGCTGACGTTGACCGTGAGAGCGGAAACGTTCAGACGATCGAGTGCTCGTTCACAGTTAACTACTGGGAGCGCACCTGATCCTCGGGTTCAGAGTTACTTATCCCCGGCTTCGGCTGGGGATTTTTTGTAGGGTAAAACCAATTCAAGAAGGCAATCCGTAGGGATTCATGAAGACAACTTTTTCTAGTGGTGTAATCGTTACAAGCCAGTGGCTTAACGGTGCTAAGCAAATTACGTTCGATGGTCAAGATCTCGATTGGCACTACCCCCCACTTGGTCTAAACTCGTTCATCACGGCTGGCCCGAACGGGCTTGACTCAAGATACGTTACTTTGAGCACCCCTCAACCAAACCTGGAAGGGGACAACGTTAGCGGGCTAGCAATTTCTGGAACAAAAGTTGTCACGGGTGTCTGGAATTTCGGATTTGCGGTGCCGCCGGGGGGGACGGAGAATGTGAAAGAGAACGCACCGAAAAGTTATACCACCAACGACAAATATAACTTCGCTGCTGGAATCAACCCTTCCACGATCCCACAAAGGTTCGACGCTCTTCAACTTGAAGACTTGATCACAAAACTCGTTCTTAAAGAGCAGATTGAGTACTTGTTGGACACTCTGGTGATTGACAATGGCTTCTACTACCTTGAGAACTCGGCAGGAGATCCTTGCCCCTGCAATAACTACTCTGCACCGGCACCTAACGCCAGCACAACGATTTGCGAACCCTGCTGAGGCTGATAAATGCCTAGATACGCACCATTACCGTCAGTTTCGATTGACCCTCGAAATGAAGCAGAGCTTGTTCAAGCTGCTTCACAAAGAGTATATCAAGCCTCTAACCAAACGTTAAACGACTTCAGCTCTGGAAACCCTTTGGCTGCTTTGCTGGAAGGGCAGGTTTTCGCGCAGGGTGAGTTTCTCTTTTGGGCGAACCAGCTGCCAGAAAAGATTCTGCTTGAGTGGATTGGTCCTTTCCTGGGTGCGATGAGACGCCTTGGGACTGCGTCTCTCGCTCGGCTCGTACTTACAATACCGCCTTCAAACAGCCCTGTCACAATTCCCTCCGGCTCTTCGTTCACAACTGACCCGAACATCACCGGCGGCCAAGTTTATTCTTTCTTGACTGCTGAGAATTACACTTTCTCGCCAGGAGAGACGGTTATTTACGTGCCGGTATTCTCAGAGTTTGTCGGGTCACTTTACAACGTACCTGCGAACTCGATCGTCGGCTCTTCAGCGATAAACGTCGCTGGTTTGAGTGCAATAAATCCCGAGCCCGCAACCGGCGGATCGGACGTTGAAACTTACCAGGAAGTTCAGGAACGTTTCTTCACGTTAATTCGTCGAAAGAACCCTGTAAGCGCGCAAGATTGGCAGGACTTCTTCATCGACTTTTACGGAGTAGGGACTCAAACATCGGTGCAACCCAACAGAGGGTCCGAATTCTCGTACAATTATTTAACCGACTACATTCTGCCAAGCGGTCAAGTATCATTCTTCGTTCTTGGTCCTGGCGGTGTTGAACTGACTGAGGAACAACTCAGCAGGGGTCAGAATGTGGTGAACTTCTCTGTTCCGATCGGAACAACGGGGCACCTGTATCCTCTAACACTTAGCCAGGTTCAATACGACATTACCCTGGAAGTGGACGCCAACAGTTCTTTCGGAGTGAATCTACGGAACTCCTCGTTGAACTTTCGGGACAGGCTTTTCCAGTTGCTTCAGCCTGGAAACGTTTTTCCTTCCTCTACCGATCCGAGCGTAAGCGACGTTGATTCCGCTTTCTACGCAACGTTTGACGCGGACACTCGGTACGTTAACCCCCGAATTGTGGCCGCGAAGGCATACAACACTCCGCCACAACTCGGACCTTCCGCTGCGCTTTACACGCAGGTCTACTCTTTTGACCCATCTGAGCAACTTCTGAATCAAAACGATTTGGTTCTGGAGACGATTCCGACAACGTCTTATTATCCCGTCCTTACCTCTTTCACTCCGTACTCTGCCGAAAAGAAAGATCAGACGATTTACGGAAATCTGGTCATGAGGCAAATTCAACTTCTGCAAGCGGGAAGTTACAACCAAGGTGACGTTGTTTACTGGAGTCCAGCGAGCGGTGGCGACGGAAAACTCCATGTGATCCTTGACAACATCAACATCGGCTCTTTAGCAGAGATTCCCCTTCTCGTTGCGGTTGGAGGCAAAATATCCGGAGAGAAAACCTACTCACCGTGGGTGGTTGGGAACAGCTACGTAAGCAATTTGGGCGGTTCTTACAACCCGGACATAGTAGAGTACGACTATGTTCCGGGTGACGGTCAATTCGTTCCCGAAACGCCCCAAGAACTCTTGATCGGCCCCATCTCCGCCTTAGGGACAATTACTCCCGGTTTAGGGTATACAAACGGGAATTATACGAATGTTCCCTTGGTAAACACTACCGGATTCGGCGTAGGAGCAACAGCAAACATCACGGTTTCCGGCGGCGTTGTAACAGCAGTGGCGCTTGTCTCTCCCGGTGAAGGTTATACGCCAGGGTCGATTTTAACAGCAGCTGATTCAAACCTTGGCAACAGTGGAGTTGGCGCTGGTTTCAGCATCCCTGTTACAGCAGTTACCGTTCCAAGAATCGGAAGTTTGGTTTGGGTTGTTGATCAGAACTTCACCCTTCAGGCTCCCTCAAATAACACAACAAGCGCACTTTCCGCAGGTCTTTTAGGAAGTTCGGTGGTCCCCAACTCGCTGGTTCCCGGAAACTCGTATTTGTCTGGAACGTGGGTTACCACCCCTCAAATCGGATCCGGACCGAATGCGGTGGCAGACCCTTATTACAACTACGTGGACCCTTTGAAGGGTGGCGTGAACAAATTTGCCTACGTTTTGCAGGGATTTGTGTACGAGCCAAACGACTTAGCGGTCAAAGAATACTTCGACACACTTGTTGAGTTCGGCATCATCCAAGAAATCGTGGTTCAAAATGCTGACCTCGGTTTGCCAGTGTACAAGTACAAACCCCGTTTCCCGGTGGGAACCTACCTGGAGTACAAAGAATCGAGTGTGTCAGCACCGCAGTATTTTGTGGCAACTCAGTACTTCACGCCGGACAGCACTCTGATCAACGATTTGCTGGATGAGAACCTTGTTTTACCGCTGGCTTACACGCCTTCTCAGGTAGTTTCACTTGCTGAGTCTATTAACAACGGCACGGTTAAAACTCCGCAGAGAATGTTCCGGTTCTTTAAGGGCGACACCACATTCTTCAGACAAGGTAGTGAGATTTTTTCCTACACTGCGACAACGAACGTAACACCGCTGTTTGACTTTTCAGTCTACTTTGAGAACCAAGTGTTTGTGCCCTCGGCTGATGTCGCTGACAGCGCCCTCCTAACTCTACCGTACATTCCCTATTTCAACCCGGACTACTCGCTCTACTCCGAGGATACGATTGTTTCGGAAGATGGTCGAAACTTGTATCGAGTCATGCGAGCTTTCTCGCCAGTGCCAACCGTTACCGATTGGACGAACACTACTGTCGTCAACACAACCAGAATCGAAGAGTACGAAGGTAACCTTCTTCGGTACGTGAATGCTTACACTTGCGACGAGCAGATCAAATCTCAGTTTGGTCGGGATATCTCGGCGATCAAACTTGGCATCGCAAGCATTACGCTGATTCCTAAGAATGGTGGCAGGTTCAGTAACGCTTCGGCTCCCTACTTATACGTTTGGGAGAATGCTTCCACTTCGACGGAAGTTCCGCAGCTTTCCTGGTTCACTGGAACAACCTACCCCTATTCGCCGCCGAACTATAGAAACGGGACTATGGGGCTATGAGTCAACAGCTTATTCCCATTGACGGTGGGGTTCAAACCATTCAGACGAGCACGCAAGGTAGGACTATTAGCACCTTGTCTGATCAGTCAATCGAGGTTAAGAACCTGAGAACCAGGGAAACCGAGTGGATTCCAGGGGGAAGGCCGATTTACAGACGCTTGCCCGCTGTAAGTGAGACCTACCAAGTCAACTTCTTTGACATAATCCCTGCGTCAAACACTGCTATTCAACTTGACACAGTTCAAGATGTAGGGTATGTTTTCATCCCGTGGGGAGAGGGCATCTTCGGACCTACTTCCCTTGAGGTGGTTGCTTCTGCAACTTTTGAAAACTTGATTGTCAAGTCGGGTCAGGTTGTGTGGAAGTATGGGACGATCGCAGTCCCTCCAACCATTCTCAATCTGAAAGAGTTGGATTTCGACAGCGGTCGCTATCTTGTTGCTTATCAGCTTAGCTACGACGACAGCCCAGTTGAACATCTTTACCAAGTTAACGACTATTTGTTAACTGGAACCAAGTTGCTGATCACATCGAGCACCGATTCGGTTATCGGGTGGAGATACCCTGCTCTGAACGCTTTCCTGAGCTCAGACACCTTTTGGTCGAACCAGGACAGCTACTTCCCGTCTTCCACTCAGCCCACTTCCACTTTCCTGGAGTGGGTTAGTGGCGATGACCTACCTTCGGCGTTTTCAAAGGTTGTTTTGCGGTGCCCATCAGGTTCGAGCTTTTCTGGAAGCGCAACGTTGAGCTATGTTCTGAGCAGCGGTCCACAAGAAGTTGTCACAGCTTCTGTGAGTCTGGACGACACTAGTCAATACTTTGAGTTTCTTATCCCTTCGCCTAGTTTTCAAACCGGGTGGAGAGTGGATTTCACCGATCTGAACATGAAAATTCAGACGATCACTGTCTCGGGGGTAGTTACCAAGATGACGAAGAAAGCTGGAGCTTCTTCGCGTTGTGCGCTTTCAATCTACCCTGAGAATGCTGTTCCAAACACAGTTACAAACACTGACGGGGAAGAAATTCCCGTAACCTACTGCAACCTTGCATTCATAGATGTTGGCTCAGACTATCTGTTGCAAGACATACAGGATATTCGACCAATCATTCACCGCGAATACAAGCCCGTTGCGGACTGGTTGACGAAGCCTTTCGATGAAGAACTCATCGACTTCTATGAACAATTCTCAGGGTATTCTGTTTTGTGGATGAACCCGGTCGTCTGCATGAGCCAAGAATATCTGTCTCTTGAACTTTACGGTGTGGAACTAACTTAAATGACAGAAGCAAATCCTAGTTTTAGTCCAAGCGAATTTGAGCTTCGGAATTTCACTAACAAGTATCTGTCACCCGAGCAAACCACTCAGGTTGACCTTGCCAAGTCACGAGTAAACGGGCAACTGGACTTCCTGGCGCAAATGCTGGGTTGGAGCGGAAGCAACTACTGGACAAATCTCCCTGAAACCGTTTCTCAGAAAAGGCAACTTCTAGGGGGAACGTTCGGAGTATACAACAATTTCGTTCTTCCTCGTGTCTTCTCTGTCAGAACTTGGGACAATATTGAAGATTTTTCCTCACCGAATGTTGCAGTCGTTGAGATTGAAAGAGACGACCGAATTTCCGCAGGGCAGACGGCATACCTTGACACCGATAGTTACACCATTCAGTCGCTCTCGGAAACTTCCGGCAGAATGCTTCTGAACTTTGGGGAAGTAGACGACACATTCTTCACCAAGATCAACAGCAATGTTCAGCTGCGAATTGACGTACCTAGCGCAAGACCCGCACCGTTTCTTCGCCCGAGCATCGGAGTTGCTGGAGATAACTCTTTCCACTGCAAAGAAGAACTATCCTTTAGTCCCGTAACGACTTTGTTTGATGGTCCGACTTTGTTCGATGTTCCGCCTCCAACTATTGGGAAACTTATTTTGTTCCCGAGTTACGACACCGGCGAACTTTTCCCTTACCTCTTCCCAATCTTGTTCGCGGGATCTGTGTATGCGTTCGACAAACCTGTGTTCCTGTCGTACAGCAGTTCCCTGAGTGTAGATATCGCCCCTGAGTACGACGAAACGATTGAGCGCTGGGTGCTTAGACTGCCGGCCAATCTGACCCCGACTTCTGTAGGAGTTACCGCATTTCTGTCGACAGATGGCTATAGCCTGGAAGTTAAGATTCAAAGTTGGGTTGACCCGTCTGATTGGGGAGGGTCTTGCAGCCTTGAGAATTTCCGGGGAGCGTGGGGGAACAAAGGCGGTGCGCTGCCATTTAACTTGGCGTTCGACAGTCTTTCCATTCACGGGTACGACGAAGAAAAGTCCCTATATTTCCCCACTCTTGAGAGAAGTCTGGAGTTCAACGATCTGGTAGACCGGGTTTATGCACAGCGGGCTGAAGTTGATGCGGGCATTCCAGGTGATCTGCCGCCAGGAAAACTTTGGTGGAACAGCTCCACAGGAAAACTCGCGGTCCAAGTGAAGCAAGAAGGTGATTGCCCATTTTGGGTGGAAGTCACCTACCGAGAAGCACCTGAACAAGAGTTGATCCCTGACTTTGTGTTTCCGGATGTCGATTCCTTTTTGTCAGGCTTCGGCCAGGTACCAGAAAATACGACTTGCATCGTCATTGTTGACATACAAGGTTTGACCGACTCGGCGAATATTCTGGGCATTGAAGGGGGATTCCCTGGTCCTGGTAGTTTGTACCTGTACCCTCAGCCTGGAACGCAGTACTGGGTTCCGATTCGTTTCCTATTTCAGAACGAGTTCGACTTCTCTGCGGCGAGTCAAGGTATACCGTTAAATGTGCCGACCTACGTTTACAACTCAGATGGGCTTTCGCCGTCCACTTCAAATTACTCGATCAACAATTTAGAGTTTGTGGTCTCAGGGCAATACCAAACAATCCTGTGCAAGGAAGAAAATAACTTTGACTGGACCTTGTTTCCAGACTCAATCTTGAAGTTTATTGCGGACAGTTCTCTTTATGATGGTCCGCTGGAAGGCGAACTGTGGTGGGATTACGCTGACGCGAACGTAGGAGCACGTAATGCTCAGATTTTGCTTGAAAGCGGGTGGACCCCCTTGAATGACAACGTGGCACTTTCATCTCCGCCAAGCACTTACGACCCTAGTACAATACGTTTCTATTGCGATGGGAACTTGCTCGAGGACGGGCAAAGCCTCGTAACAGCAAACTACAACATTTCCTACGAAACCACAACAGTAGTAGGTTCTTACAGTTTCACATACCGAGCTTTCAACCTTCAGGGAAAAACACAATTCCCCCGGATTGAAATCTCTGACTCACTGACCTCTTCGTATCGTCTGGACATCTCGTCGTTGGTTTTCAGCGGTGTGATTTACAAGATGTCGCCTAATGTGTACGACGCTGAAACCCCCCTAAGGTTGTGGAAGACCCAGCACCTTCAAAGCTCAGACTCAGAGAGTTTGATTGCGCGGGGGACTTATCCGAACCCGCTGGTAGCGGACCTCAACAACGGGCCAGCTCTTGATAACTGGCAACGTTTCTTCGTTCGTCTCCCTCTTGATTACGGTCGCAATGGAGCACTGTGGCAGAAGACTGCCCTGGTTTGCGAAGATTTCTCTTACTTCGGTAGCAACATCGAGCCGGAGAGAATGGATTGTCCGCCACCTGCGAGCCTTCCGGAAATTTACGAAGAAGTTTCCCTCCGGGGTGATAGAACGGACTACACCTATGTGTATTCTGAGCCTTACTTCTACTCCACCGTCCTGTACGACGATTTCTCGTTTGTGGATGCGTCCTACACAAATGCTTCGGTTCGCCCAATCGTCGACATTGACTACGACGATTTCACGGAAGCGCAGTTTGTGGAGTACGACCCTCTTCACAACCGACTCGTAGATTTCTCCAAAGAAGGTTTCGGTAACTGGCAAGGTGTTTACTTGAACATCAACGCATGCAGTTTCCTTTCAGGGTACTATGTGAATGACCTTTTGGATGGGGCGGTGGAGTTAATTGAAGCGCCAGTATGGGACGCAAGCATTTACAAGTTCCCCCCAACCTGCGACAATCCGTCAAAAACTTACGATGTAGATGCAAACAACTACAAGATCGGTTACGCATACTTTGTGGCCGATGCGTCCGCTGCGGAGGACGGTTTCTTCGACGTTCAGCAGGAAGCAGCGTGGAGATTTGCTGAAACGCAACCTCAAACTCTTTACATCACACCGGACTGCCCTGCCGAGCCTTCCGGACCCGGAGAGCCAATCACCGTTACAATCTTGCCGACACCCGGATAAGGGTAAAAACCCCTATAACGCTTGTAGCAGGATGGCCAGGCAGGGTGATACGGGCAAGGCACCCGGAGTTTACATTAACGAGGGTATTTGGGTAAGACCTTCGACGAAGAAACCTGACTTCGGTGTCGCGGGACCTCAACGAGTCTTTACGGTTCCGGCACCATCACCTCCTCCACCACCTCCGGCAGAAGCACTAATCACATTAACTGCCTCGCCTACCGCAGTCGTTAATACCGGGGCAACTAACATTGTTTTCAGCTTCACGCGGACCGGGTCAACTGTTGACCCGCTGGCTATTAATTTCAACGTTGGGGGGACGGCGATTCTTGGAACGGACTACACTCAGTCTGGTGCCGCTTCTTTCTCGCCAACCAGCGGAAGCATTCTCATTCCTGCAGGGCAAACCACTGGTCAAATTACGATTGACCCAGACCCAGCCGCCTCGATCGTATCCAGCGAAACTGTTGAAATTACCTTGGTTTCGGGTTCCGGGTACACGCCGGTAACGATCAACCCAGTGGTTGGAACCATCTACGAGGATATACTCCCTGTTGCAATACAGCAGAATATCTATATTCGAAGCATTCTTGAAACCATCGGTGGAAACCTGCTGACAGGGGAGGTTAACACCCCTGGGCCCGATCCAACCCTTCCGGTAGTTTCCATGCCACCCGTTGTAGGTACGGGGGGACCAAGTAACCAAATTTTTGAGCTTATCAGTGATTCTGTTGGGTCTTACGGTATCTTTATCCTGGGCTCAAACGGTGATTTTGAGTACACTGTTGATTTAACCAACCCGATAGTCCTTAACCTCAGCCCTTACACCCCTCCTTACTACACCGGTGTGAGTGAACCATTCCACTTCCGTGTTACAGACCTCGCCGGAAACACTAGCGAGGGTTTTGTAAACGTTTCTATACAGGCTAGTTACACAAGGGTCGCTGCTGCTTTCACTTTTGACCCCATTCCGCCCGTTCCCCCTAACCAAGGAAAGAAAATGTGGCATCTAAACGTCCCCCTTATATCCACCTTAGCCGATCCGAACTACACATTCTTCGGCTTAAACTACCCATGGACCGGACCAGTAACAGATCCTCCCCCATACATCACAGGTTATACCGACCAGGCTGGAAATTGGCTTATAGGTGGCCCTCCCCCTAGTGGATTCTTTGACTGAGCCCTAGACTGTGAGCGGGTAAAAAACCTTATAATGCTTGTGATAGGATGGCTAGGCAGGGTGATACGGGCAAAGCGCCCGGAGTTTACATTAACGAGGGCATTTGGATAAGACCTTCGGCGAAGAAACCTGATTTCGGCACCTTGGCGCCGCAAAGAGTTTTTACGGTTCCGGCACCACCGCCTCCCTCTCCCGCATTTTCTACAGCAGTTACCCCTTCAAGTGCAGGAGAAGGGAGCACTTTTACAGCCTCTGTCAACACAACCAACGTTGCAGATGGCACTGTAATCCCCTTTATAGTAACAGGTAGCGCAAAACTTGTCACAACCAGTGGCAATATCACAATCACCGGAAACTTTGGCTCAACCCCGATTCTGACACAAGTTGACCCCGGGACGAACAACGATGTCGCTACTTTCACACTGCAAGGAATAGCCACCGGCAAGCCTAGCACTTCGGCAAATTTTACAATCACCGACATTCCTACGCTGTATAACTTCGAAGCCTCCTGGCGAAACTGCAATAGCCTGACATCTTTCACCGTTAATACCCCTGAATAGCCATGCCATCCTTCAACTGCGACCCTAATGTAAATACGACCGGGGTGGTAGATTTCTCTGACGGTTGGCGTAATTGCACGTCTATAGTCAATTTTCCGCCCAAAGATTTGAGTTCGGGAGTTAACTTCTACCGAACCTGGGACGGCTGCTCTGCGATGCAAAGTATTGCAACACTAAACCTGTACTATCAGTTAGCCGACGCAACCGAGTTCGTCTCAACGTGGGAGGGTTGTTCCAGCCTCACAAGTTTTCAACCAAACCTGAACCTGAGTTCAGCCAATCTTTTCGACCGAACCTGGAAAAACTGCACCAGTTTGACCAGTTTTCCGTTTACAGTTATTGAATCAGGGACCACGTTTACGGGAACTTGGGCGGGGTGCAATTCTCTAACGTCTTTCCCTTTGCTTGACTTCAGTTCTGCCACAGTTCTTGGAAATGGTTTTGGGGGAGGGGCTTGGGAAGGTTGCACTAGTCTGGCATCTTTTCCCGCTATAGACACATCTTCCGCCACGGGTTTTACTAGAACTTGGAGAAATTGCTCGTCTCTGACCTCTTTCCCGCAGATCGATACGGGGTCCGGACTCAGTTTTTATGAGACCTGGTACGGGTGCGGCGGGTTAACCTCGTTCCCAACCATCAATACCAGCAATGGGGTGGGTTTCCTTAGAGCTTGGTGGGGTTGCAATAGTCTTACATCATTCCCCCAACTAGATTTCAGTAATGCTTACAATCTGGAAGAGACATGGGGAGAGTGTTATTCACTCACATCATTCCCTCAAATAACATTGAAACCTCCGGGTAGTCCGGGTCAACCACTAAACTCATTAGTGAGAACGTGGTTAAATTGCGAAAGTTTAACTTCATTCCCTTTACTGAATACTTCGGGTATCACATCTTTCTCGGGAACTTGGCAAAATTGTTACGATCTTGAAACTTTCCCCCCCCTGGATACGAGTTCAGCTACCAGCCTTTATAGGGCTTGGATGCGTTGCTCGTCCCTGACTTCTTTCCCACTAATCGACACGTCTTCGGTGGGTAATTTAAACGATACTTGGCGAGAGTGTAATTCACTTACTTCTTTCCCGCTCATAGACACAAGCAGTTGTACTACTTTAGGGTACACCTGGTTGGATTGTAGTGGTCTTACTTCTTTCCCGCTTCTCAACACAAGTAATGTTACAACTTTTGACGGGGCATGGAGAAACAACTCAAGTCTTACATCTTTCCCACTGATTGATACCAGTTCAGGGTCAGTGTTTGGGGGCCAAAATAATTTCCAAAGTCTCGGATTTACCGGAACCTGGCAAGGTTGCACCGGCCTGACTTCCTTCCCCGCTCTGAACTTTGACAACGGCACGATTTTTGAGGCAACTTGGCTTAACTGCACAAACCTAGCCGACTTTCCCCCTAATCTTTTCGACAACTGTGCAGCTACTAACTTCACCGTGGCTTGGCGGGAATGTGCGCTTACAGCTGAGAGCATCGAAAACATTCTGGTTTCCATTGATGCCGGCGGAGCCCTTAACGGAATTCTCGATATTTCGTTAGGAACTAACGCTGCCTACGGAGACTGGACTGCCCCCGCTATTGTCGCTTTCGACAACTTGGAGGCCAAAGGTTGGAACATTTTGTACAACAATTTGGCGAACCGTTGGTTAGCCTACAGCACGATTGACGAAGGGGCTGTCAACAGTCACAACTCGGCCGTGGGGCCAGGAGGGGAGATCTACTCTTTCATTGCCAACAGCACAGGGTCAGAGTTGAGTAAATTCTCAATTTTTGGAAATTTGGAGTGGTCAAAAACTATTTCACCACCCAACACTCAGTATGAATGGGGTCCGGTTGCGGTTTCTCAAACGGTTCACTCACTGCCGGACGACAAAGTTTTAACTGTCGTAGACGACAACAACGGAAATCACCACTTCATTTGTCTCAACTCTTCCGGTCAGACGATTTACAATCAAGCTCTTGACGGCAGTTACGAACAGAACTGGGAACTTCGTGCACTGAATAATGCCAGAACTCAGATGCTTGTCTCGGAGTTGCAGCAGTATCAACCTCACGTCTGCAATTTAATTGACGTTACGAATGGCTCGTTCCTAAAACGATTCTCTTTCTCGCGACCGGACAGTCTACCTGTTTGGCGCATTATTGCCGCTGATCAAAAACCGAACGGAAACTGGGTTTTGGCTGGAATTCTAAATGGACTTCCTTACGACCGGTTTTTGGTAGAGGTAGACGAAACGTTTACAAACGTTGTTCAAGCGGTCGATCTTGGTGGCATTTCTATATACGCTATTCTCTTTCATCCTGAGTCGGGGGGCTATCTCCTTCTAGAAGGTAGCAACGGAAGAATTCACCTCTTAGATGAGTTTTTCCAACCGATTGAAACAAGGACTTTCTCGGGTTGGGCAACATCTATGCAACCCTCGACCACTGGTTTCTATATTTGGAACAGTTACGTCAACTTTTACTCGGACCTTGGAATGCCTGGTTGGCCAAGCCTTGTGAATTTGATTGACTACGACTGGAACCTGAATGAAGTGAGTTTCTTCACACAGGTGAACGGAATAAGCCCCTACTCTGCCGCAGCGAGTCTCGATACGGTAAACCAGCGTGTGATTATTACGCCAAGTGGAATTGGCCTGTATGGTGGTGGTGGTGGAACCGCTGCTTACAAATACGTTTCCTCTCTAGATTTCCTTCAGCCCTTGGCTGCAGGTGGAACTCCAATCTTTGCTGACAACCCGCCGGGTTATGGTCTCTACGCTCGCAGTGAAATCAACCCAACCACTTTGCCAGTAATTGGTCCTCCCACGATTACCGCGACAAGTGTGTCCATGAGCATAGTTCCAGAATCGAATGTTCCAACAATTGCCCCTACCCTTAGCTTCCAAAACTCAGCTCAAACTTTCGATTTGGTGGTTTCCACCGTACCTGGACCGCCTGTTCCGCCACCAGTTGCGTCCTCGTCATGGTTCCAATCTGTTGACGACTGGAAATATAATGCCGACGCGACACAAATCTGGCCTGGGCCTTAACCTAACCACAAGGCTGTCGCACACAGTTTCCGTGTGCCCCCGAGGGGGTAAAAGTTACCAGTCTTTAACCCACAGATGGCCCCTAGACGACGCAAAACACCTTCGCAGATCGAACCGAGTACAATTGAAACTATGGAAGACGAATCAACATTTAGCTTGGAAGAAACGGTTGAAACTCCTTCGGAAACAGTTGAAGTAGTTGAAACGGTAAAAGAACCTTTGAAGCCGAAACCGACAGGTCGAACGATTTCTCCGCCGGTTGCACCCGTTCCGCCCAAACGCCATCCCCGAAACTTACCGAAATTCTCACAGTTTCGTAAGGACATCTGAGCATGCACCAACCCAAACTCAGAGCTTCTGAATTTGTAAGCCAGTTTGTTGCAATGCTCAATGCAACTGAGGCGAACATGAAGTTTGCTGGACTGCCTCGGGGAACTCTGCGTGGAACGATTGTGGATATCAACGATCCGCTGGATCGGGGGAGAGTGAAGGTCATCTTTGACGACCACAACATCGAAATCCCCCAAATCTCTGGTGCCACCGGAGAGTTTTCCGCCGAGCGCGAAGGCCAACAAGCCAAACCATCGCATTGGATTGACACTTCCCCTGCGTTCAAGGGGAAACAACCGAAAGGATTGGTCGGAAAGCGTGTAAACATCGTACCGTCAAGCGGGGAGTACCAGTACGCCATCCTCCAAGATGTCTTGTACGACCCCCAACTTCTGACTTCAAAGGCAGAGAAAAACCTTAAGATGCCGGACAACAGCACGATGATTCGGCTGCCGGTATACCCCGCAGGAAGCCTTCCGCCCGCATCCAAAGAAAACCACGGTTGCACCGTGATTGAAGAAGGGGGACCAATGAGCTCCGACTGGTTGTGTGTCTGTCTGAAACGAAACGGCAACTATATCTGGGTCCGCCACGTTGACTTAGCGCATGGTCATGCAGGCGAAAACGATGGAACTCAGCCAAACGACAGCCGTGGCGACGCAGAACAGCCTGTCAAGGAGCAATCCATTTGGGACTTTGTTTTCCCCACTTCGGCAAAGGAAATGAGCAAAAACTCTGCTTACGGAACTTCTCCTCGCCCAAACCCCTACGGCGGAAAAGCCACCTGGTACAAACCTCCCTCTTGAACTATGGCAATTCGTCGTCCCGGAATTCAATCGCCCACTTGGCTCTTTCAGGATTTTCTCTACTACGAAGATCCTCCGAGTGAGTTACGTTACCTATTGGTGAAGTGGGACGGGGAGATTTTCGATCGAGTCTCAGAAACTTTCGACTATAGCAATCCGCCTTACGCTGATGATGAGCAGCGCGGCGGTTCAATCGTTGCTCGAATCGACTACACGATCGAAGGTTTTCTTGTTACAATCGACTCCTGGGAAGTGAACTGGAGAGACGAGTGGCCGCTCCGGTTGGCTGCGAATTACCTTCAAAATTGCAAATACCGGGAGTGGGACGGTTACGTCATTCAAGTTCCACAAGACGCTTATTCGTTCTGGGTGAGTGAGTACTTCCACCCGTTCTCCAACGACCCTCGTACCAATCTTTATAGCTGAGGAAGCTGATGGCTGCGCCTAAGATCAAGGAAATTCTAGTTTCGACACCGACGACGGTTGTTCTGTACTTTGACGCGCCACTGGACACAAATGTTCCGGTTCCGCTCACTTCCTTCACCGTCAATTACGGGCAGTACGGGGTGGAAACCCTGATCTATTCTTCGGACACGATGGTGTCTCTTGGATTGGACAGCACTCTAACCCCCTGGGACCAAGCATTCGTTTCCTACGAACCGCCTCTTGACCTCAACCTTTGCCTGCGCGGGCCGATTCCCCCTACGGCGAACGACGTTGTCAAGAAACGCAACGCCTCTCGAGCTTTTTATCGCGTTGCAGCGAGAAACACTCTTGCACCGGATGAAACAACCGATGGCTCTCGAGTTCAGTCTAACCTGGGCCAAACCATCGGCGGATACGGCTTCCCTTACCAGAACCGTTCCGGCGTACTCACAAACAACAAGACCGACCCGAGGAGTGCTTCACCCGACGACTTCATTATCGCGTTCGGCCTCAAAGAAGCCATTCAGCTAACAAACATTGACGACGCAGCAGCCACGACAGTGAATGTGGCGAAGCTGCACATGGCGATTCAAGACGCCAACTCTCTGATTGACTCGTACATTGAGCAGTCAGGCAAGGCTGGCATGGTGCTAATTACAAGCAATCGCCGCCGCACCGCACTCACAATCGCCCGTTACTATCTCGACACGGTTCGCCGCAGAGAAGACGTCTACAAGGATTACGACGCCGCTCTGAAGCAGATGCAGGCCGAGATGGGAATGACTGCGATTCGCGCAGGGAATGGGGACTCGGCCATTGATACGCCTCAGGGAATTATGCGGTCCTGGCGCATTCCTCAACGCTACAACTCGGTTTCTGGCAAAGGTCTTTCAGGCTGGACAACCGATACAGCTGGAGACCAGGCCCCGGATTACCGCATCGGTTGGGGAGCAATCGGGCAGAATAACGACTTCCCGAACTGGATCACGTCCAACAATTTCCTGGAGTTGGGCGGAACGCTGCAGATTTCTCAACCGAACGATGCTGGCGGCTGGTATATCGACGGCTCAAACACGAATTTCCCGTAAACCATGGAACTTAACACAATATCCCGTATCGAGCAGTTCATTGTTGATGCTCTTGTTGCCTCCCCCTTGATTCCAATCAGTGTGAATGTTCTTCGCCTCGCAGACGCGATCGAAAACGAGGGAGTGGTGCAGCAAACTAACAACATCGTCGTGCGTTACACGGGTTCTTCAAACACAGTCAAGAATCGCATTCC